AAGCTTTTCGAAAGTGGTTACTCTTGCAGAGGGAACGAACAGTATTGTGGTTACGGCTAAAGACGGAGCCGGACAGACTACCAGCATTACATTGAGTGTCAAGCTTGATACTACGGTTCCTGTGTTAAAAGGCATTACACTTGCACCAAATCCGGTAAGCACAAGTGCAAGTGTAGCAATTACGGTTGAGGTCAGCTGATGGCTTCTGGAACAATCAGTTTTGAACTGTCAACAGACATCACTTACGTTGCCGGAACTGTAAATGGTGTTGAGACAGTTTTTATTCAGGATGAAGCGTATCCGGTCAAGTGGAGAGCGACGGTAGATGTGGCAGAGGACAGCCTATATCATATATATCTTGAAATGTATGATGAGGCAGGTAATAAGAGTATTTATGAGAATACGATTGAGTATATTCTTCCGTGGTTTGTCTACGACAGGACACAAGAGGATGTAGACCGGGTGATTGAACTTCAAAACATTGGCTGGGAGAAGATGTCGGCTGCCGAAAAGGAAGAATGGAAGAAAGGACTTAAGGGAGCTTTTAATCTATCTGATGTAAAAAGAAATGAGAATAACTGTTATGTCATAGCGCAGCTGCTTAATATTTCTCTTATTACATGTAAGGATAATCTTCCAGTATATCCGGATAAAACGTACTTTGACAATCTGTTAAAGAATGTAGCTACTTTGAGAAATGCCGGGTATCGATACGCGGAAACGCCACCGGTCCCACAGCAACCAATTAACACATACCAGAAGATCAATGATATTGAGAGAATATTACATGACATTTATGAAGTTTATAATTCAAACTTTGTCCATTACTCAGGCGAAGAAATCTATGCCGGACAGAGCATTGGATTACTTTTATAAGAAAGAGAGGATTTTATTATGGCTTTTAGTTTAAAGACATGGGTAAATCGTATTTCTGAGTACCCGAACAGAAGAAAATTAACACATGAGGACGGCAGCACGGAACTTGTGACCGTAGCGAGAGCAGAGGGACAGATCTCAGCAGAGGGAAATGCATTTTCCGCAGAAGAGATGAATGATCTGGAGAACAGGATCAAGGGTGGATTTGATGAGGTTAACCAGAGTTTAACTACAAAATTATCACTATCGTCATTCAAAGTCGTCACTCTTGGTGGAAATACCAATTTAAACGACCTTTCAGAATGTGGGATATATTCAGTAAAAGGCGGCTTAAATTCACCTAGTGGCGACTGGGTAATAATGATGGTTTTACCGATAAATGGAGATGCAAATTATGTTCATCAAATTTGTTTTATATTAGGTCGTGCTAGACCATTTGCAAGAGCATATGCTTATGGTTCGTGGACTGATTGGGTGGAGTTATAATTTTTAGTTATCATTATAACAACGACTAAAATGTGTATTTATTTTATTCCATAAACCTGATATGTAGAATAGCTATATCCTTTATTATAAAAACCGTGTAATGTTATATAAGTTGGTTTTATATTCATACTACATGCACCAATATAAGATTCTGATGAATATCGTATGAATCCAAGATTAATGCTGCCGATTAATTTTAAAAAATCGACATTTATTATCTTAGAATCATTTACGGCACAAATTAACAAGTATTTATAATCATCGCAATTAAATTTACAGTTTTTATTATCATCAATTAACAAATCGATTTTATTAACAGTTAAACTCTGGTTATGCGAAGTAAAATGGGACAAAAAAATTATTACGATATATTATAATTGAATTATACAAAAGAAAGGAAGATGATCCAATGGAGATGTTAAAAGAAACGTACACGATTGCTTTGCCTATCGTTCTGACCGCATTAATGGGATACATAGTGTGGCTTTTGAAAAATCAGAAGTCAGACAGAGATGCGAACAGTAGAGGAACGATGCTTTTGCTTCGAGTACAACTGATCGAGTACCATGATAAATACATGGCTCTCAAAGAAATTCCATCCTATGCCTACCAGAATTTTATGGAAATGTACAATGCCTATCATGCGTTGGGCGGCAATGGAATGGTCACAAAGATGAAACACGAAATTGAAGAGCTTCATTTGAAGCAGAAAGAGAGGATTTAAACATGACAGATTTGGGATTTTTAACAGAATTTATGGTGCCTGTGATCGTAGGCATTTGCCTTTGTATAGGCTATGTCGTGAAAAAATGGATTAAGGATGTGGATAATAAATACATCCCAACCATTTGTGCGGTATTAGGTGTCTTTTTAGCCATCTGGATTAATGGATGGACAATCACAGCATCCATCTTATTAAGTGGCTTATTTAGCGGTCTGGCAAGCACAGGACTGCATCAGATGTTCAAACAGTATATTGAAAAGAAGGAGAATTGATGTATGAAAAAATTATTTATCAGTCAGCCAATGAAGGACAAGACGGACGAGCAGATTTTATCAGAAAGAGAAAAAGCAATTGAAGCAGCAAAACAGAAAGTAGGAGATGATGTAGAAATAATTGATTCTTTCTTTAAGGATGCACCACACGATGCGAAGCCATTGTGGTTCCTTGGAAAATCATTAGAGCTTTTAGCATCAGCAGATGTAGCTTATTTTGCACCAGAGTGGGATAAGTACCGTGGATGCAAGCTTGAACATGAATGTGCAGTTCAGTATGGAATTACAACAATTGAAAGTGAGGAATAATACATATGATTATTAATGTACACGCAGGACACAACCCGGACGGAAAAGTAGCATGTGGAGCTATCGGAATCATCCGTGAATCCACAGAAGCAAGAAATGTAAAAAATGAGGTTATCAGACAGCTGAAAGGCCTCGGACATACAGTGTATGACTGCACTGTAGAGAACGGGACAAGCGCAAACAATGTGCTTTGCAACATCGTAGGAAAATGCAATGCTCATGCGGCAGATCTTGATGTGTCCATTCACTTCAATGCAGGTGCGAAGGATATGTCTGGAAACGGACGGACAACAGGTGTAGAAGCATATATTTATAGTGATAATAGCAAAGCAAAACCATTTGCAGAGAAAATTGTGAAAGCAATTGCAGCACTTGGATTTAAAAATCGTGGTGTAAAGATTAACAAAAAGCTTTACGTGCTTAATCACACAAAAGCACCTGCGATGCTGATTGAATGTTGCTTCGTGGATGATAAAGACGATGTAGCACTGTATGACTTTAAGAGCATGGCAAGTGCAATTGTTTACGGAATTACCGGACAGCAGTACATTGAACCATCCAATAACACATCTGATGACGATGCTGCAACTTCTGGATCAGAGACAAGTGTAGGTGATAAAGATTCTATTTATCGTGTACAGGTCGGAGCGTATCGCAACAAAGCAAATGCTATTTCCTTGCAGGAAAAATTGAAAGCAGCAGGATTTGACTCTGCGATTGTAAAAGCGTAAAATAAATGGCGGTTAGAATTTCTAATCGCCATTTTTAATAGACTTGTACTAATTAATGTTAACCGCTAGGAAATAGTTATTTAGTACAAGTCCTAGATATAAAATATAAAGCCAGTAATTTCAAAGGCTTCATTCAAATAAATTTCTTTTATTATTCTATGCCAAAATTCTTGTTTTCCTTTTTGATCTAGTTGTTCGTAAAGTTCTTTCCAGTCTTCCGGGATCTGCTTCTTAAATTCCTCAATCCTTACAACTTTGTTGTTTGACAACTCCTCAGTTATGGAATTTATTTTTTCTGATAATACACTGTATTTCTTTTCGTATTCTGGGATATCAATTCTTCCTTTTTCAAAAAGGTAATTCAGTCTGTCACGCTCCGCTATTGCATCATTAAGTTTCTTATTCAAATTGCGCTTTGGTTTACCTGCTTCTTTTTTTACATCAAATTCAAGATTTTTTAATGCTGCATCAAGATTTTCAAGAAGATATTTTTCTGTTTTTGCTTCTGATACTAATTTTGTTTTGTGCAATTTCTCGTTTCCACCAAACCAGCATCGTTGATATTGCCGGTGCTTTTTTGTCTTCCTGTCTATACTGTAAAAACTTGACATTTTTCTGCCACATATAGGACAACGGAATAATCCGCTGAATAAATATATATGACCGGACGGAGCATATTTTATCTGATTGATACTTCTTATTTCTTCCATTTGGTCTTTAGTGAAATAAGGCTCACAGAAATGGTCATTCTCCCTTACTTTTCCAATATACAGATCTGATTTGATCATTGTGTCCAATTTGTGTCTGGTAAAATCTGGGATGAAGTTTTCACGAACCCACAGAACGGTGCCGCGCTTGCTTTTGGTTGCTAATAAATAATCAAATATAGCCCTTGTCTGTTTCTCATTATCATGTACTACTTTCTTTACACCATCTATTTTCTCTATTTTGAATCCTATAGGCACTCTGCCAGTGTAAGCTTTCCCTTCACGGATTTTATAAGCTGCGGTGTCTTTGTATCGCTCAGATATAACCGCCCATTCTAATTCTGCCATGTTTGCCATCTGGTACATGAAGTTCTTTCCGTATGGCGTGGAAGTATCGATCTGCTGACTTACTGATATCAAGTTGCATCCTGCGCTTTCCATGTCGTGATAGAGGTTACAGAAATCTCGCATATTTCTTGCTATACGATCGTACCTCATAATAACAACTGCATTGATTCTTCCAGCTCTGACATCATCCATCATGCGCTGAAAGTCCTTTCTTTTTGCCGTGCTATGCCCTGTGATCGCATAATCGCCAGAATAAACGATTATATTTGCATTAGGGTAAGTTTTATTAATGTACTTTTTACAATCGTCTATTTGCTGTTCCATTGATTCTGAATTATCATCTTTTTTTGATTTCCTTGGATAAATTGCTATGTTCATTTTTAACTCCCTTTAAAAAAAGTCCCTCATTTAATAGAGGGACTGTATACTATTCTATTTCTATAATATCTGCGGAGTACCCCATAACTTCCCCAACGTTTTTAATATGAACTTTGAGCGTCACAGTATCGTCTTTAGACATTTCCATTACTTTTGCTTTTACATCATCATCTTTTATATAGCATTGGACACCAACAATTGCAAATTTGTCTGTCTGAGAGAATACCCCGATATACTTACCGTTGCTATCAATAACATCTAATCGACCAGTAATTTCTAAGTATTTGTCATTGTAAGTATCTTCTGCTTTCATTGCATTGTTTTTCAAATCATCCATCATGGTGCTTACATCAACCGCAGTATATTCAATTTCTGGCTCTGATTCGGTCTCAACTTCCTTTACCTCTGGTGTTGAATCTTGAGTTTCGTTTGTGCTTGATGATTTTGAATTGGTAGTAGTTTCTGAATTGTCGGAATTTCCACCAGAAGCAGAACCGATAGCTCCAAGAACCAGGATAACAATTAAAACAATCGCCCATTTCGGTAAACCTTGTTTCTTTTTGCATACTGGACATATCTTTGCTTTCTTAGGAATTTCTGATTGACAGTGTTTACATACCTTAGTATCTTTTGATTCGTTCATGATTTTGAACTCCCCTTTCTTTTGATACTACAATTATAAAGCAAAATGATTATAAAACAATACATTTTTGTCATTTTTTTATGACATTTTTTTGCAAAATGAAAGTTTAAGATAAAAACAAATGGATGCGTTATTGACTTTTCGAACATACGTTCGTATACTTTATGTATCAAATAGAAAGGTGGTATTGTATATGGGAGAGATTAAAGAGAAAATAATAGAATTAATAGAGAAGTGTATGGACGAGGATGATCTCCGAACCATATATGCATTTATAAGGAGATTTTTAAGATAAAAGAAAAAGACAAGGGTTTGCGCATTGCCCTTGTCTTTCTTTTTACTTCTTCACAAGCTTTTCTGCCAGCTTCTGGATTGTGTTCCAGTCGTTTTCATCCAGTTCTGAGATAGCGGCTATAAATCTGTACCTCTGGTCTTTTTCCCCGGCTTTCAGAACATCTGCAAGAAATTCAGCTATCTTTTCATTCTCGGTCTTTTGAATGAACATTTCGCCGTTTCCGGTCTCTAGCCATTCCTTATTGACGCTAAATTTTTCGCATATCAGATTTATAACAGCATCAGACGGATTTCTTCTTCCTGCTTCATAGCTAGATATATTGGAAACTGATATACCGAGTTTTTCTGCAAATTCATTCTGGTTGCAACCTAATTTTTTTCTTATTTGCTTTAATCGGTTCTGCATTTTCTCACCTCCTATTAATAATATACTACAACATGTTAAAAAAGTAAATAAAAAAATTGTACTTTGTACAAAAAATAGTATTGACAAAAATATGTACATAGTGCTATATTAATAATGTACAAAGTACAAAACAAGAAAGGAAGTGAGCAAATGAGCGAAAAACAGAAAGAATCCCTTACAAGACTAGCTGAAACAGTATCACAGCTGGACAAAGAAAACTTCAACTATATTCTCGGTGTTGCGGATGGTATGGCAATCTCAAAGAAACAGTCGGAAGTTGACAAGCAGATTGCCATGTGTGGGAGCGTTAAATAATGAGAAAGGAGATTCCTATGAACAAAGCAGACATGGAAATTACACCAGAGAGGAAAGCCAAGATCATGGACATTCTGTTAGAGATTTACGAAAGACAGGAAGGAATTAAGCTTGTGGTCAAGGACAATGCATCATGAAAAATGTAGCATATGTTTTTATATCTATTGGACTTGGAATCATGTTTCTGGGTGGAATGATGGATGCGGACGGCGTTTATTACATTTTATTAATAATTGCGATTGCGCTAGGTGCTCTGGTTGCGTTTGCTGGATTGGCAATCATGTATGTTGATAGCAAAAGAGAAGAAAAGCGGAAAGCGTACTTTTATGATAGACGCCGGAGAGACAAGCTTGACGCTGATGTAGAGTTCCTTGGAGAATTTGAGGACAAAAAAATAGCACCCTGATAACTTTGGCGAGTACAGGTGCTATTTAACCGTGGAAATACAAAAGTATTTCTGCGTTTATTGTAACACGAAAACTGAATATTGGAAAGCTTGATTTTATGTTTTATAGAAAATGCAGAATCTGTGGATGCAGTTTAGATCCCGGCGAAGGAAACATGTGTGAAGAATGCCGGGACGAGCAGTACATGAAGCAACAGCAAGAGAAAGCTGTCAGATACATGGTTTTATCTACAGATTTTAAACAGATGGAAATGGAGGAATTTTTAAATGGCAGCGCCTAGTTTGACATGGAAGGATTTAGGAATACTCAAGGATGCACTGGCAGAATTTGAAAGAACACTGGAAGATTTAGGCATAGAAGCCGGTGAAGTCTCATGGCATACCGACGGAAGTATTCATGGTGAATTCGTGTATGGCACAAGGAAGCTGATTACCAACACAGACGATGATGGGGAGGGATTTTCTCACAGATATGAATGATAGTTACGATTTGTGGAAAGACAGAGATCGGAGTCAAGGCGAATGGCTTGAGCGTAGACCAAAATGTATATGTTGCGGTGAACACATCCAGGATGATACAGCAGTACAGATTAGAGGAGATTATTATTGCGATAGCTGCCTGGATGATATGAGAGTTTATATCGAAGATTGAGAGGCAAGATAATGGAAAATAATTTTTTAAATGCAAATGAAATCAGTTGCAGAGTTCAGCAGATTTCAGAAAAAGGATTGTCTTTGCTGTTGTATGTCACTTCCAGAGATGGACAAAAAAGGCTTGATGAAAAATATGGAGCGCTCGGATGGCAGGACAGATATGAAGTAATCGATGGAGATTTATATTGCATTATTTCTGCATGGGACAACGAAAAGAAGATGTGGATTTCTAAAGAGGATGTAGGAACTGCATCTTATACAGCAAAAGAAAAGGGACGAGCATCGGATGCATTTAAGAGGGCATGTGTAAAGCATGGAATTGGAAGAGAATTATACACGGCACCTTTTATATGGATTCCGGCAGCCAATTGTCATATTAAAACAGACAATAATGGAAAATCTTCTACAAGAGATAAGTTTTTTGTAAATCTTATTAAATATTCCTCAGATGGCAAAATTGATGAATTGGAAATTGTAGATCAGGATATGAACATTGTATTTAAACAATATCCGTCTCAGAAAATTGATGATGTGAAATATCAGGTTCTACTCGGAAAACTGAAAGAAGCGGATGTATCAATGGATACAATTGTTGAGCTGTTTCATGTGAATACATTACAGGAACTTGATATTAATCAGTGGAATAAATGCATGAGAAAACTTGAAGTCACGATTGCAGCAAATGCCGGAAAAAAGGGTGATGCATAATGCACGCGCTTGTAAAAATAAGCAAATACAAAGAAACACAAAGTGGCACGGATCTTATTATTTCTGTGCCTGGTATGCAGATCGGAGATATGTTGCAGCGTAAGAAAATATCAAATGCCGAGATCCGGTTTGATGATGGCAGACACATATCGGCAGAGCAGAGAAAAAAGGCATATGCCACGATAGGGGATATTGCAGACTGGACAGGATATCTACCAGAAGAAGCGAAAGAAAGACTTAAGAATGAATATACAGTTCGAACAGGAGTAGAACATATCAGTCTTTCAAATTGTTCAATGGATACAGCAAGAGACTTTATTAGCTTTCTGATTGAATTTTGTTTGGAATGGGGGATACCGCTTTCAGACAATGCAATAGATCGTACAGATGATATAGGAAGATACCTTTACTATTGTCTGATACATAAAAAATGTGCAATCTGTGGAAAAGATGGAGAGATTCATCATGAGGATGCAATCGGAATGGGTAATGACAGGACAAAAGTAGATGATTCCAGTTATAAAAAAATCTGTTTATGCAGAGAACACCATACACTGGCACACAGCCTTGGAGTGATTCGGTTCAGAGAGATGTATAAGGTCTATGGAATTGTTGTAAAGGATTTATAGGGTTGAAACACCTTGCCAAATGGCAGAAAGAAACCTATTCATGCAGAAAATGATATATCACGATTGTTGGAAGCCATGATTTCCCTGTACTTTCCATGGTGCAGGGAGAAAGGAGTAAATCTTGGAAGAATTAAAAGTTACAGAATATGGAGATATGAGAGTGCTGACAACGCAGCAGATCGCAGAAGCGTATGGAACAAATACAGATACAATCACAAAAAATTTCAATAGAAACAAAGACAGATATGTTGAGGGGAAGCATTTTATTTGTTTGGAGGGAGAGAATTTAAAAGATTTTAAAACGACCGGACAAATTGACCTTTCGTTAAAAATTAATAAATTATATCTCTGGACAAAAAAAGGTGCTTTTCTCCATGCAAAATCCTTAAACACAGATACCGCATGGGAAGTATACGATCGGTTGGTTGATTCTTATTTTGATCACAGTAATCTTCTTGATGGAATGTCACCGGAGCTGAAAGCGGCGCTGATTGTGGATAAGCGTGTGACCAAGGTAGAGCACAGAATTGACCATATTGAAAATGATATGCCGTTGTTCGGTGCAGAATCAGACGAACTTTCCGCACATGTCAGACGCAAGGCGGTGGAAATGCTCGGTGGTAAGAAATCAGAAGCTTACAGGGATAGTAAAGTACATAAAAAAGTGTTCAGTGATATTTATAATCAGTTAAAACGTGAGTTTGGTATCTACGATGATGAAGGAAAAATGAAAAGCTACAAGGCACTGAAACGCAAGAATCTTGCCGATGCACATGAATTTGTTGATTGTTACACTCTTCCGGCATATTTAGCAGAGCAGATTAATGATTGCAATGCGCAGATCAGAATGGAGGACGGTGCCGATGGAGTATAAATTTACAGTTCCGGGGCGTTTAGAAGGCTTGAACAATTACACCGCAGCCAATCGCACCAACCCATATAAGGGCGGAAAGGTAAAAAATGATAATGAGAATCACATCATGTGGTGTATCAGACAGCAGCTCCGTGGTGTACATATTGAAAAGCCGGTACTGATCTATTACCACTGTTTTGAAAAAGACAACAGGAGAGATGGGGACAACATTCTCTCCTGCGCAACAAAGTTCATTCAGGACAGTCTCACAAAAACAAAGGTGCTGCAAGAAGATAACCGCAGATGCATCCCTCATTTTTATCATGATGTTTCTGTAGATAAGGATAATCCGAGAATTGAGGTCACAATCACAGAACTTACGCCGGAACAGGCAAAAATGAAATTGAGAGACTTGCTTAATGACTTGGAAACGGGGTGATCTGGTGGATGGCAACTACATAAAACTGAGCCGTGGACTTCTGGAGTGGGAGTGGTACACAGACATTAATACAACCCGGCTGTTTATCCATATGTTGCTGAAAGCCAATTGGAAGGATGGAAATTTTAAAGGAACAACGATACCACGTGGATCGTTTGTAACATCTATCAGGAAATTGTCGGACGAAACAGGGCTTTCAGACCGTGAAATTCGAACAGCAATTTCGCATTTGAAAACGACAGGCGAAGTGACAAGCAAAACGACAAGCAAATTTAGCGTATTTACGGTAGTTAAGTACGATTTATACCAGACAACCGACAAACAGAACGACAAGCAAGCGACAAGCAAGCGACAAACTAACGACAAACTAACGACAACAATAGAAGAAAAGAAAGAAGGAAAGAAGGGAAGAAACACACCCCCTATATCCCCCGTGGGAAAATTTGGAGAGTTTGCCGCGGCCTATCCGAAACGGTGTACTGGTTGTCTTGCTGAAACAGAATACTGCAATGCGGTACTGGCTGGTGTACCGGAAGATGATCTGGTATTGGCCGCACAGAATTATGCAGATATATGCAGACGGGAGAAAACAGCAGAGCGGTATATTAAAAAGCCGGAGAACTTTTTACGAGATAACTTGTTTATGCAGTATCTGAAAGGAGAGAACGATGGACCAGTTGGAAGAGATACTGGAACGCATGAAAAATCACTCAACGAACTTATGCAGGAATGCGGAGACACCGGAGACTTCCAAGGATTCTGATGTGTGTCCAATTTGCGAAGGTCGGGAGTGGATCTTGAAAATAAAAGACGGAGTTGAAATAGCAGTACCGTGTAAATGCCGTGAGAAAGCGGTCATGTCAAGGCGGTTGCGATTCGCAGATATACCGGAGGCATTCCGTGGGATGGATCTGAGATCGTTTCGAATGGATGTGTACAGGAAGCAGGAAAGTAAAAAGATGGTGTCAGATGCCTGTAAAATCATAAAAACCTATCTGGATGATTTTGAGAGCCAGAAGGAAAGAGGCATGGGATTGTATATCTGGTCAAGGACAAAGGGAAGCGGTAAGACGAGGATTGCTGCCGGGATTGCAAATGAACTGATGAAAAGATACACAGTCAAATTTGCAGTATCACTGACCATCCTGCAAGAGATTAAGAATACATGGCGGAGAGATACAGAATACAGTGAGAACCAGCTTTTAGACGCACTTTACACCACAGACATTCTTGTAATTGATGATTTCGGAGTGGAGAGACCAGCGGACTGGATAAATGACAAAATGTATCAGATCATCAACGAGCGGTACATAAACCAGAAGGTAACGATTTTCACGAGTAATGATCCGCTGGACAAACTATCCTACGATGACCGGATCACGAACCGGATCAAGGAGCGGACATATCAGATCGCATTTCCAGAAGAATCAGTCCGGGATCATATCGCAGAGCGGATGCAGGAGGAAATCATTGAAAAGATGATTGCGGGTGGAAATATAAAATAAAAAATACAAGGAAGGTGAACAAATGCATAACGTACAGCAGAGACAGAGGCTAATTCCGTCGAGTGTTTATAAGCAGGAATTAGCAAAATGCCAGTTAGGAGATAATGTCGCGAATCACATGGGATATATTTTTACAGCCATTTTGTATGACAAGTTTGATATGACGTTTAAGCAGGTCACGAATTTTTATAGCAAAACCGTTGAGCGTCGGAAATCTTGGCAGGACGATGATGACGAAACGGTAACGAGCGAGAGCATGATGGCATATTGCCGTAAAAAGAAAATTGATGTGGTCAAGTGGGTAAAATCAATCCCAATGTCACAAAAATTGTATATGGCAGATATAAAAAATGGACGGGCAGTGCTTGGCGCAGATCGGAATATCGAGAGCGCGCTTGCCTCCACAATGTATCTGACAATTCCGACATTAAAAGATTCTTACCGTTTCTCAAATGCCAAAATTGAGGAATTTATGAATTGGGTTGCCTATTATATTGATTCCTATTGGCGTAAGCAACCGAAGAGTAAGGAACACTATCTGACGGATGAGATTATTCGGAATCAGTTTATTGAGGATGAAAATTGGGATATTGTAACAGGAAAAGCGGTGAAATAAGGATTATTAACATGGGAGAGATGATAAAGACAAGCATAAAATACTGCCGTAAATGTATTTCCTCATACAAGCACAGTCAAACAGAGGTCATGTGTGGATATTATTCACAGACAGGATTAAGACGCGGCTGTCCGGTAGGAATGTGCGATAAATTCGAAAAGAGAGGTAGAAAAAAGAGGAGGGTACAGTTGAAATGACAGACGAAACCAAGCAGGAGATAGAAGCGGTACTGATGTTGTTAAAAAATACATTGGTAAGAAATGGCGTAAGCATAGCACTTGAAAAAAAAGACGATGGATGCATTTGTTTTTTTGATACCGCAGAGTATTGTCGCACTGGTAAATATAAAGGGGTATCTGTTAAAATAACGGATTTAGTGAGATAGGAGAAAAATAACATATGGAGATCGAAAAGAGAATTTATCCAGCATATGCCTTTACTGAAAATGAGAGAGAAAAGTCAATCATGAACAGCACAATTTATAATGAATTAAAGGAAAAATACAGAATTTCAAGATATAAAGTTGATAATCTTGATGATTATGACATTGTCTTAGACTGTAAACCTGATATATATCGTTCGACATATAAGGTTATTAAAAATAACACACAATTATCAGCCTTAGAACTGGCATTAATTTGTGATGATGGAAGCCTTTGCTTTGGGTACAGCAGACATGGAAATGAGTTTTACATAAATGAGGATTAGATTTAGTGAGGTAGAAATATGGCAAAAAGAAATGTGTTACATATCAGTAAGTTAGAAAATTTAAAAAAATGGCTGGTTAAGGACGGATGGCAATTACTTCCGCTCTCAAACAATCATTATGAGGTATTAAGAGCCGGTAAAGCTGGAAGACAGAATCCTTTGGTTATCTATTCTGCGAAAAGTAGTGAGCATCTCTCTTTTGCAGACAGGGATATGCCTGTAATTGGTGCGTTTCTTAGAGACCAGAAGAAGCCACAGACCAATGCAGACCGGATCCGGAGCATGACGGATGAGGAGCTGGCAGTCAATATGATGTGTCCGAATGAAAATGGGTTAGCAGAAATTGACTGCGACAAAAATGATAATTGTAATTGCTACGAGTGCTTATTAAAGTGGCTTCGGGCAGAAAGTGAGGAATAGCATGGAGAGATTAACGACAAATAAAAGCGTGGCTGACATGTCGATGATCGAGCTGGCACATAATAGCTGCTATGCAGATGATGAGCGCAATGCCAGATACAGAGATTACGATATGGAAATGGATGCACGAGATTTTGCAAGAAATCTTATGGTCACATTGGCAAAAGATGAATTGCCAGTAGATGACGCAGAGTTTGACGAGGAAATATT